CTCATGGCTTTGGATACTCCGCTTTAACAGCCGCAATGGTTTCTTTCCATGCGTCAATGCCTTCATGGTAAATCTGATCCAGTTGCTCTGCGATGGATGGGTAGGCTGTTGCACGATCCAGTTTGTATGGTGCGTTGTCTACGTCATACTGTGCTTGTAGCTCTGCAACCTTGGCATCAAACTCAGCCTCTGTTGGCTTAGTCACACCGTCCTGAATAACAATGGCGTGTTCCCAACACATACGCTGATCGTTTGGAATCTTGTTTCCGTCTGCGTCGAACTTTGCCCATCCATACCAGTTAGGAGTGTCAGGACGCAGGGCTTTCAGAGCTTGTTGTACAAAGTCTGGTTGCATCTTAGGTGTCTCCTAGTTTGATAAATGTAAACGACGTTTCATTTCGGTCAGTATTGCCTCTTACAGCACTACTGCCTGTCAAGGAACTGGTGCGAAACTTTATTTTTTGATTGGTGGTATCTGTAATATCTAAAACTAAATGTGCGGAACCTTGATTGCTTGTATCGGAAGCTCCTGAATTACCACCATTGCATATTGCATACTCTGTAAAACTACTGTTATCGGTTGTCACTTGAATACTGAGTTGAACCGTAGTGTCACCTCCTTGAGCAAGAAATTCGGCTGTAACAAGCACTAAATAAATGCCTGTCGAGGGGAACGTAAATATCCCAGAGGATTCCGTCATACCAGTGCCAATTGTTCCTGACGTTGACTCATCAGTTCTTTCAACATTTGCAATGTCTGCGGCACCAGTGGTATCTGAGGTAGCACGAAATTGATCAGCCATTGTAATCCCATTCGCAAAACCAGATGGGAAGTTGGCTACACTAGTGCCACTCGTCAACACCGTCCCCGTCTCATCCGGCAGAGTCAGTGTGCGGTTAGTTGCTGTGTCTGTACCTGTGACGGTATAAGTCCCGCCAGAAGAAACGTCTACTTTTAAGTCACCGCTGGTGCTTACATTTCCGCTAAAAGTTCCAGACGTTGCTTGGAGCGCCGCACCGGCAGGATGTGTGATCGTAGAAACTGGGGTGCCTGAGTTCACAACATAGATGTTATCTGTGCCTGTGACCGGCGCCGCTGTGAATGTCAGTGTGGTTCCAGACACAGTGTAAGCGTCTGTAGGTTCCTGCCTTACGTTTTCAACAAAGACCTGTACGCCGTTTGTTGTTGCAGGATTAGTAAGGGTAAATGCTGTGGTACTGCCGTTACCAGAAAAAGTGTCTTTGGTAATCGCAGTAAAACTGTCGGCAGGTGTGTTACCAAAATAAGCCATTAGGTGATCTCCAGAATCGACATAATCGCATCAACAGATGACGCAGTGTCTGACTTAACCTTAATGCTGTCGTTTGTTGTCAAAACTACTTTCTGATCGCCACCCACAATAACGAGCGATGACCCAGCAGGGACAGGCGCGTCTTTTACAATGTAAGTGTCGTTTGAGCCGTCGTTTAATGTGGCATCCACAAGAACCTGAGAAGCTGTCCTGTTTGCGACAGTCAAACCAATGACTGTGACATCTGTAGAAGCCCCCACCGTGTACGAGCCAACAGCCGTCAGTGAAGTGCCGATGCTCCGAGAAAGTTTGCGTGTAAAGGTATTTGCCATTTATCTCACCCTAGTGCAATTGCCAGTGCCACGGCTGTACCAGCAGGTTCGGCACCTAAGTTAGTTAATGCGGCGGAAGCTGTACTTGCTCCGGTCCCGCCATCCGCGATAGCGAGGTCTGTAATTCCTGTCACACTGCCGCCTGTCACCTTAATCGATGATGAGGCAAGGTTGGCTGTGAAATCTGAGACCGCGGCACCCGCTCCCGCGCCATCACAATAAATGATCTTTGTGTCGCCATTGGCTACTGTGACGTTGGCTCCAGAACCCTGACTAAATATCGCAGATTGACCTGAGTTATTGTAAACCATGTAGATCTTTTGCGCGTCATTTGGAGAGACGGTGATCGTGTTTGTTCCAGATGGGGAACCACCTAAAACTAAAATCTTAAACATACCGTCAGTTAATGTACCGTCGGTTGTTGATAACGTGTGTGTTGTTCCAGATAACGAAATGCTGCCAACACCATTCAAAGCACGGTCAACAATTTGCAAGTTTGTGTTTGTTGTTGCACCCCAGGTGCCGGACTGTTCGCCCGTGGCGATCAGCTCAATACCAGTGTTTGTAGTGTATGTACTCGCCATCTAGCTCTCCTATGCGGCGTCATCCCAGTCCGCGGACTGAGAAGGAGTAATTTGCGACCAATTTGGTGTCTGATCTGGCGATTCTTCTGACCAACCTGGAAGCTGGTTCGGGACAACTTCACCCCAGACAAAGACGTTACCAACCTGCGCCGACAGACTTTCACCCGTTAAGGATACATTAGCTGTTCCTGTAATGGAAACAGTACCTACACTACCCGTAACAGGAAGTCCAGTGGTCGGAACATTGGCGTCGCCGCTAATCTCGGGCGTTCCTACCGCACCCGTTGCATTCACTCCTGTTGGGAATACGTTGGAATCAGCAGTAACAGTTACCGATTGTACAAATCCACTGTTTGTAAATGTAGTAGAGCCGTTAACCCCGTCAAAATGCAATAAAACAGGGGTATCTTCAATTTCTGTGTATGCCGAAGTTGGCGGGGTAAAATCGTTTCCGTCATATCTGTCTACCGCAGATACACGAAGTTCGTCTACATATCCTTCCCAAGTATTGGAGCCGTTAAAATCTGAACCGACGTGTATAGTTGCCGCGGTAGCCGTTAACCCAAACAGAATAGAATCTTGAAGAACTCCATCTACAAAAACGGAGTAAGTATTACCAAAAGGATTGCCTCTAGTAACAGCGATATGTACCCAAGTATTCGCCGAAAAGACCCCATTAATATTAAACAGAGTTCCGTTAGCACGAAGAACTAATAGATTATCACTTGCTTGCCGGAGGGCTATCGCATTGTTAGAGGTAGAATCCCTAGAGTCAAAGAACACCGCATCTTGCGTTCCACTGGTTGGTCTGACCCACATATCTATTGTAAAAGGATCATTTCCAAGGTTGTATGTTTCTTGAGACTCTAAATAATCTCCGGTGCCGTCTAAAAGTAAACTTGCCCCGCCAAACTTTGACTGAGCCGTAGATATTTGAGCATCCCCAAAACCAGAGAACGAAATTGGTGCTGGGAGAATAACAGAAGCAGATACACCGGTAACCGAGGCAGTTATTCCAATCCCTACCTCAACGGTGCCGACCTGACCAGTAGCCGATAGCCCTGTTTGTGGAACATTAACGTCGATAACGATAGTCGAATCGCCAACCTGACCAGTGGCTGACTCACCCGTAGGACTAACTGTTGCGGTGCCGGTGATGGTTACATCGCCAACCTGACCAGTGGCTGACTCACCTGTAACAGGGACAACTACACCAATAGATGTGGTTACATCGCCAACCTGACCAGTGGCTGACTCACCTGTAACGTCAACCGTAGCTGTACCGGTAATGGTTACATCGCCAACCTGACCAGTGGCTGACTCACCTGTAACAGGAGCATCTACGTCCGCAAACGCAGTGGCTGTTCCTACTTGACCAGTGGCTGACTCACCTGTTGGAGATATAACCGCGGTGCCCGTTATTGAAACGGTGCCGACTTGACCAGTGGCCGCCAGACCTGTTTCTGGGACATTCGCGTCAGCGGTAACTGTGACGCTGTTAATGCCTGTTGTGGCAGAGACACCTGTAACGATGACGTTTGCATCAGCAATAACCGTTTCATCGCCAACTGCTGTTGTAGCACTAATACCTGTCGGACTGACATTCGCAGTAGCGGTGATAGTGACACTGCCTACATTTGTAGTAGCGGCTAACCCTGTTTCAGTGACATTGGCATCGGCAGTTATTGATACGCTACCAACTCCGCCTGTAGCAAATAACCCGGTCTCTGGAACATTGGCATCGGCAGTTATAGTGACTGATCCGAGTTGACCTGTGCCTGCAACGCCGGTGACGGAAATATCAGCATCAGCAATCGCTGTGACAGAACCGACTTGACCTGTACCCGATACACCAGTTTCAGTGACGTTTGCATCCGCGGTAATCGTAACTGAACCAGTTTGACCTGTACCAGCTAGACCAGTCTCTGGGACGTTTGCGTCCGCTTCGATAGTAACAGAGCCGACTTGCCCTGTAGCAGAAACCCCAGAAACAGTGACAGATATTCCGGTTAGTACATTAACCGTCGCACCGAAGTCAGCGTTTTCTCCAAAGTAATAACGTAAACCGGATGCAACAGTGCCTGACCATGCGGTCGCCGCTTGATACTGAGTAGTGCCTGAATCGTAGGTAGAGGTTCCACCGGCGATAGCAGAATAACCTTGACCCCAACCACCTACGTTACCCCCAGACCAACTAGCGCCTTCTAGCTGAGTGGCTTTTGATGTGTTGATGACTTCTCTGCCATCAATCCAAAGACGTATCCTGCCGGGGTTGACTCGTATATCAAATGCTACGGTGTGCGTGTTCCCATCAAACTCAGGGATACTGGATATTGCTACGTTCTCTAAGCAGATATCATTAGGAGTGTTATCTTGTACGGAAGAAGTCCCTTCTCCCGCTCTAAACCGTAAATAATAGGTATTAAGTATCTTGGAAACGCCAAGCCAAGAACCTATCCCCTCTCCGCCATGCTCCCACAAACATTCTGTTTGACTGAATGAGGAGGGGAGTTGAACTTCGCCCGCCCAAAGAACATCAGCGTCTCTTTCTGTACTGGTAAGTGATTCAATCTGGCCTTCAGGGAAATCACCATCAAGTGTTAGATCGTATTCAGGTGAGAAGTTCTGGGTAAGTTGATTTCCGCTTGGGCTAACATCCGCATCAGCCGTAACGCTGACCGAACCAACAGAGCCAGTAGCAGAAAGACCCGTCTCGGAGACGTTGGCATCTGCACTAACAGTAACAGAGCCAACATTCCCCGTAGACGAGGTGCCAGTTAGGGTTACATTTGCCTCAGCGACAATCGTAACAGAGCCGACCCCACCTGTAGCAAACAGGCCAGTCTCTGGTACATTAGCCTCCGCGGCAACGGAGACTGTTCCGACGCCTCCGGTTGCAGAGACGCCGGTAACTGGTACGTTGACCGAGACACTTGTAGGTTCCCCCCAAGTGCCGGACGACCAAGTATCGCGCCCCCAACCGGATGCCATCAGAGCACCCTAATCAGGCAATACGAATGATAGCGTTAGAAGCGTCAGCAGTAGGGAACTGAATAGTAAAGTCACCAGACGTTGCTGTCTTATCCGCTCCAAAATCCAATACAACAACTGAGTCCGTTGTGCTAGATCCACCGCCTGTCGTTGTGTTGTAAATCAACGCGCCACGAGCAGTCACGGTGACGTTTGAAAAAACTTCATCCGCAAAGTCTGTGAACGCAGTTGTTCCAGACGTTGTAGGGTTGACGTTAGAAAGCGCCTGTCCCCCAGCAGTATAGTTTGTTCCAGACGCCTCATTTGTTGTCGAGTAGTCAGTTGTTGACGCTCCTAATGTTGCAGACGAAGTAAACAACGCAATGTTAAACGTATGCCCGCCAGAAGCGAGAAAATTGTGCTTACCTTCGAGCAACTCTTGCTTGAAAGATGTGCACATTGCTTGAGAAATTGCCATTACAGTCTCCTTATGGCTTCAGCTAATTTCGGATGACCCGCATCCTTCAGTGCATTATATATGGTTGTACGGTCAGAGCGAATCGCTTGCCGCATGTAATACGCAATCAATTGGTTTGCTTGTTTTTTAAAAGCATGTGCTTGATCGCGTAATGCGGGATCAGCCGTATCAGATATACTGATTAACTTTTCCACACATCTCTCTGCGACTTCTTCGGGAGTACACCCGCGTCCATCGGTCGTATGAACCGTTACAATCGGTTCTTTTGGTAAATCAAAAACTAAAGCGTTTGATGTAATCATGTTTTCTGCCTTCTAACCAAACCTTCACGGTATGCGTCGCTTGTTTCACGCGCTTCACCCAAGTTCTTCAAACGGCCAACCGCTTCTGTAAACTGAGCATTATAGTTCTGTAAAACGTCAGCTTCACCTTTCATGAAGGTATAAGCTGCGATTAACGAACCATACAGCATCGCTTGTGGCGCGTTAACTGACAACCATGTTGTCCCGCTATCCGTCTGCGCGGTCAAACTTGCAGGACGGTAGTAATAGTGCAGTTCTACTTCATAATTGCTGTCAGGATTTGGCGCGACAATAAAGTTTTGATAATCAAACGGAGCGTAGTATCTGGGCTCTCCTGTCACAGAGGAATCAGGCGCGTAGTCCTGTAGATAGTTAACGTCCTTGAAATCTAAGAACTTTTTGCTTGTGCCCGATGTAATGGACAAAGAAAACGGAGCAAGAAAATCCGAAGGCATGTTCAAGTATTGATTTGACGTTGTTAAGTTGGCTGTCTGATTGCGGCGAAAGAAAGTCAGGCCAACACTCTTAAAAATCCGCTCTTCGCACGACTCGATAAAAGTGTCTAAGTTACTGACGAATGTTGTTTCTGCGTTTTCGCAGTAATCTTGGATCGCCTGTTTCAACTCTGCTTTGGTATAACTCATGATGTCGCTACCGTTACGTTTCCTACACGGCCCACTGCACGCGGACCTTCAATAGGTAGACCAATTTGGTCTGTATAAATATTCACTATTAATGGTTCATTTCGATCTGGACGTGGGTCACGCAATGCTTGTGGATCCGCGCCAACATTTGGGGCACTTAGTTGAGGATGTTTTTCCTCATACTCATCAGGACCTACTAATAAACCATTCCATTCTTTACGCATCTCACGCAAACGATACCGGAATCCTGAGCGGTCCGATATTCCGTATGCATATTTCCCAGAAGCATAACGCGCCACTTTTTAGAACCTAATGTACTGAATATCTGGTTGTAGCTTTAAAGATACACGATCTTCATCTTCATCCGCCGCACGCTGGAACTCTTCTTCATACACAGCTTTCAATAGCTGCACGCGTTCTGGTGCTTTCTTCATGGACAAGTAATAAGCTAACCCGGCGATCATGCAAGGCAGGAACCGGTAAGGAACGTCTGTCGTGTTTTGTGATGTGTCAGCATCTTCGATCCGAGTAATGTAGTAATACACTAACTCGTCGGTGCTGTTTTCAGGCGTAGGCCACACAACTAGCTCAGGGCTGGTCTGACGGTTAAAGTAGAATTGGGATGGTCTCCCGGTAGTCGATTTATTAGGAACATTTAAATATTCCCCACGACTTATGCGGTCTACTTCGTAGTCAGTTCCACTTCGGCGTAACGCAACTTCCAGGATGTCGTTCATCGGGGACGCTAGTCCATTTCCCGAGTTGTACGTTGCCGTCCCAGATGTCAGAGTAAGCGTCGCTTGCTTTACTGTCCAGAG